CCTAGAAAGGAAGCAAGCACGGCTGGGTAGTTAGCCCCCCCACAGAACCTTATAAAATAGGTTCCCATCCCCATTCAACACGTTGCGTGTTGCCTCGGGGCCAGGCATTAAAGCCAGCGTCCCTTGTGAAGTAGGCATAAAGCCCGATTTCACTTGGTAGCTTACTCATCCGGGATTTTGCAATCCGCGGAACTCGTCTTTCAACGCGCTGATACTCAGGATTCCACCTGAGCCACCCTTCCTTAAAGCCGGATTCGTAACTAGCGAACCCATGCATAAGGGAAGGAACTGCACGTGAGGCAGTCCGAGCAAGCGCCGTCGCTGTAGCAAGCATGCCACAATCGACCAGAGCTCTGATTTGGTCAATCAGAGCGACGCAATTGAGTGGGTTGGAACATGAAGTATGGCGAAACCTAACTACTCGGACATCAAAGGCCGAGTACCAATAAGCGCCGCAGGACTCCCTTATAGGAGTCTCACAGCATGACTTACTGGGATTAGGGGCCATACCGACTGCTTCTAACACATCCACTACTGCTGCGAAGTGTACCTTCGGAACGATAATATCGTCTCCAAAGACTTGCAGCCGGAACCTCTTCAGAAGGGGCTTTGGGTTGTTTCGTATAACCCAACAGACCTCCCCGCAGGATCGATAAGTACCGATCCTGAGCTCGTTGCTGATTATGGCAGCGAGGGATAGGGCCCAAAAGACTAGGCTTTCAATCGGAAAGCATAAAGCGTTTCCCATTGTAGCCATAGCCTTATAACGGGTGAGAAGAGTACCGTCTGGCAATATGATTGCACTAGACCGGTATCGTGTTAGAAAGGAGAAGACCTCCTTCGGGAGGAGTAACCTACAGAGCTGAATGCTCACGAGGTCAGATGCGTCTGACAAATCAATAGTTGCATAATTATAATCTCGGGAGAGATTAAAATTACGGCTTTGATCGTTAAGACGTATCGCTCTTCTCGTAAATGGGCTCTTCTTCAGAATATCAGTAAGGACCCTTGCGGCTCCTTGCTGACCAAACTGAAGCTCCTTCGGCTCCATACAAATGATTCTACGTTTTGTAGGATCTTTGGGAACGAAGGTGGCAACTGAAGGCGGGAGTTCCGTCAAATCAGCTGCAGATCTAGTCGGCAGTTGTTCGTGGTTTTTGAACAACTCGCACGTATAGTGCTCCGACAGATAGTCCCATTTACCAGCGCCTTTGCTACCGTCTGCGACAGCGCCTGGACCATGATGACCAAAAGGTTCGTTCTGATACTGCTCTATAGCAGGATCAATACGGCCAAGATCATCATAAAATACGGCCCAGATTAGAGCCTTGGCAATGACCATAACATCTCCGGTCCTCTGGTAATTCGTTACCACAGGAAGGAGGGAGTTACGAGTCATGCGGTCGCGAAAGCCTTCGAGTTGTTCAGACTCGGAAGCTTCGCAACCGATATCTTCGGCCTTAGAAAAGGCCAAAGTCGCCTGCCTCAACAAAAAGAAGAGGTAGGGGCACTGGTTTACAACCAGTCCGCCAAGACCTACTGCGGGGAATTTGACATATGGTCGCAAATTCATCTCCCAGTCTAAAAACTCGGAGTAGAATTGTTG